AAGAATTATTGAAGATAGTAAAATCTATAGAGAAATATTTCCTATGGTGAAAATTGCCAAAGGAATAAACTCTAATGAATATTGGAGCATTGATTGGAAGTTTGCAGGTATAAGATCAACTGGTGAAGAAGAATTTAGTTTATGTTGTGCAGGATTAAAAGGTGCTGTTACATCAAAGCGTTCACATCTATGTATCATTGATGATGCTATAAAATCAGCTGATGATATTAAGAACAGAGACATTCGTGTAGCTATGGAAGATAACTGGAACTCAGTTATTGTTCCAACTATGTTTGAAGGTGGTAGAGCTATATGTCTTGGTACAAGATTTAGACATGACGATATACACCAGACTACTTTTATTCCCGACAATGATTGGATACAGATAATTCAATCAGCAGTTACTGTTGATGAACATGGTGATGAAAAATCATACTGGCCAGAGATGTGGTCACTTGAATATCTTAATGATCGTAGAAGACAATCACCAATAAGTTTTAGTTTTCAATATCAGAATCAAGTGGTAAGAACAAGTGACATGTCTGTCTCACCTGATCTAATAATTAAAGGTCAGATACCAACACAGTTTGATTGTTTAGGTGTGGGAGTTGATTTATCAGCTGGTATTAGAGAACGTAATGATTATACAGTTTTTGTAATGGGTGGAAGAGTGGGAGATAAGATTTACATTATTGACTGTAAACGATTAAGGATAATGGGTAATGTAGAAAAACTGGAAGCCATTATGGAGATGATGATGGAATGGGGAATAGTTCATAAAGATCAAGATAAATATTTTCCAACTGGTAGTAGTGTAGACATCTGGTCTGAAGCTGTAGCGTATCAGGCATCATTAGAAGCTGATTTCAAACGTATATGTTTAGAAGAACAGGGACTCTACAATTTACTCTGGCATCCGGTAAAAGGATTCAGAGGAGATAAAGTTGCTAGATTCAGAGGAATTATGGGCTTATTTGAGCAACATAAGATATTATTTAATAAATATCGTAAATTCCAAGCATTAACAGATGAGATCGTCAATTTCGGGGTCAGTTCCCATGATGATTGTGTTGATGCACTGGTCTGGTTATGCAATGGATTAATGTCCAGAGGAAAACTAGAGTTAGAGTATTGACGAATTAGACTATTAAGAGTATCTAACATGGTAGCCAATTTTTTCTATAAAGGTATTGAACTAGAGCAAGACGCTTATGGTTCTGCCATATTCAACCTTCCTGATGAAGTATGTCACGATCTAGGTCTTCAACCTGGAGAACGCTTCGATATTGAAGCTGACGATGAAAACATCACGTTTAAACGAATAGCAGCTGGCTATGAGATTGATGCGTAATAAAATAATAAAAAGTGACTAGATGAATCAAACTAACTCTACTTTTGAAGCAATGCTCAAAGCAGCTATAAGTCGTGATGCGACTGGTGGTGCTACTGATACCATGCTTATTCATGCTCATCTAGCACAGATGAAGATGTTTGGTATCCGTCAAGGTGTTGAGTTCTATCCTGGACAAGATAACTTCGGATCACAAAGATATGATTTTATACAACAGGTAATCAAGTTTAATCAGCTTGATGCAAGGTTAGATTCTATATGGGATCACTTCTTAGCTTTAGGAAAAGGATTATTTTATATTCGTCCTACTCAAAAAACATACAGACTTTATTGGTTTGATAAAGATTCATATAGAACTTTCTATTCTCCAGAAGGAGAGTTAGAAGAAGTAATAGTTATCTATCCATATAAAGTTAAATCTAATAAAGGTTTTGGTGGAGCTCAAGTTGGTTTGAATACTGATAAAAGATATATGCGTCTTCGCATTACAGCAGAAACTATTGAAGAAACACATAGTGAACAGGAATTAAGTTTTGATAATCCAACTGAGTTTACAACTATAAATAAAAAGACATTAGATAACACAATGAGATTTATTCCTTGTGTTGAGGTATTTAATAATCCTGACGCTTTTGGTACTGATGGTAGTGGTGAATTTGATTGGATAGCTAATCAGATTGTTGCTCATGATGAAATGGTTAAAAATATCAGAGCTAATCTTTCATTCTTTGGTAATCCAACTTTATTATCTTCACGTCCTAAACAGGATATTGTTGAGAGTGGTAAAGATGCTCCACCACAAAGACCAAGTATTTCAAGTCAATCTGGATTTACTTCTGATCTAAGTACACTTACATCTACATACAAACAAGATCCTGTAACAAGAAATCCAGCTGGATATATTGGTAGTCCAGGATCAGGTATGAGAGTTCCTAGAGTCATTGCTAACTTAGAACCTTCAGATCGTGTTGGATTTATTACTCCTAATGCAGTAAGTACAGATCAATCCAGATATGTCGGACAACTAAGAAATGAAATAAGATTAGCTTTAGGTGGTATTGATGATATATCAATTAGTAATGTAACTGCTACAGAGATTAAATCTCAATATGGAAGAGTAAGTGCTACTGCTAGAAAGAAATGTTTACAGATATATGAATATGGAATCTGTAAATGTTTTGAGTTAATGATCTTCCAAGAAGAACAGATATTCCGTCAGACATTAGCAGAAGCATCTGGTATTAAATATCCTGAGCTTTTAGATGATACTCCTGAATCTATGGAGAAATATGAGAAACAAAAAGCTACGTATGAAAAGAAATTACAGAAAGCAATTGATGTTGCAAGAGAGACAAAAGAAGTTCCTGCTAATGTTCATGGATTAGTACCAGATGGTGAGAGAACTGTAGAGTGGAGATGGATGGGTCCTGTGTATGAAGATACTGCACAGGATAAAGTTCAGCAATCTATATTTTGTAGAAACCTACAAGAATTAGGTGTTGATAGCATAGAAGCACTGAAGTACTTATTTCCATCAAAAACTGATGATGAAGTTGCCGGTATGTTATCGGGATTTCCATTCAGAATGGTAGGACAAGTACAAAGGGCTTATTCTCAATTCCTCGATCTAATAAATCAAGAAATGAGAACTCCACATCCGCAGCAACCGGATATTCCAATGGCTGCAGATCCGAGACTTGATCTCACCCCTTTCTTATATAGAACACTCGAATCACTCCAGAAGGAAGTAACTTATGCAGGCAGATACCGCAATGCCGACCCAATCGGCACCCCAACCATCAGCGACCCCACAACCCAGCTACGGGGCTCCAGTTTCACAAACAGCAGCACAGCAGCCAGTGGTGGCGACAACACCTCAATGGGTAGCTCCACAACAGGCAGCGGTGGCACCAGCACCACAAGTGCAAGCCCAGATGGGTACAACACAAGTCCCATACAGCCCTACACCGTCAAGCCCCCAGGTCAACCCATCGGCACCAGCACCAGCGGAGAATCCTTACAAGGACGCATTCAACCGGGTGGTAGGTCTCCTGAGTTCACCAGTCCAACTCCCCTTCCTGGGTCAACAGTCTCCAGCGACACAAGAGTACGGCCAGGCGAATTACAGTTCCCCACAAGCTCCCTCATACAACAATCAGGGTCAGCAGATATCGCAGCCTTTGAACGGGAGCAACCAGGCATACTCCAACAACTCTTCCCAAACTTCGCAGGCAATCAGCGACCAGCAACTCCTAGCAAACGGGGTAAGTCCAGAAAGTCTTGAAGTAATTAATCATTTTGGTGCAGATGCTCCTGCAGTTCTTAATGATTATGCTTGCAGAGTAGAGGATAGTTTAGTCACAACAAATCAGCAACTTAATGAAGCTGTATCTCTTTTACAAGAAATTAATGAAGAGCATAAAGCATATGAGCAGATCTTAACTGATCCAGATGTATTAGCTGATTACACTTGTGAGTTTTTTGGTCCAGAAGGTCCATATCCAGTAGAAGAAGAGCCAGCAGGACAGGTAGTTGGTAATCAAGGGATAACAGCTCAACAGCAAGCAGCTGCATTACAACAGCAGCAAGCTGCAGCAGCACAGACACAGGCAGATCCAAGATTTGCACGTCCTCAAATGCCAGTTCCTCCACAGCCACAGGCTCCAGAGAATACTGGGGATTTCTGGAATAACTTTGGAACTTTAGCTGATAAGGACCCTGCTAATGCATGGAGATATTTAAATCAGGCACAACAAACACCTGATATCTTCAGAAACAAGATGTTAGTAATGGAATAATTTCTTAGATTTAGACAACATAAAATAGAGGGAGTAGATATTACTCCCTTTTTTATTAGATAGATGATTAGCACAATAGGAGATTTTAGAGAAAGAGGTCCAATGTTAAATTTACCTTTCACACGTACTCCTCAAGAACGGGCGGTAGAAGGACTTGAAAGAAAGAGAAAACAAGAGGAAGCGATAAAAGAGAAAGCAGGTCAGGTTGTAGATGCAGTTAGAGGAACAGGAGCTAAACGATTAGCTGGAAGTATTGGTGGAGGTATGGTAGGAACAGCAATAGGAACTGCTGTAGGTGGACCAGTAGGTGGTCTTGCAGGAAGTTTTATTGGAAGCACAATAGGAGAAAAAGCAGGAGAGGGAATAGGAAAAATGGGAGAGAAAAGAATGGCAGGTGAGATGATGAGAACTACATTTGGTGGAGGAGCAATAACAGGAGATATGGCAGATAGGAGATCACCAACAGAAGAAATAGTCATGGGTAATCCAATGGCACATCCTATGGCTGCTGATTCTGTTAAGATGCCACAGGATTTACAAGCTGGTTATATGCACATGAATAGATTTGGATCACCATTACCTATACATGGTTTAGGTACACCAGGAAGAACAACAATGGCACAGGATATTCAAGATGGTAACTTTGTTATGCAACACCGCATGCAAGTTGCAAACAGAGATCCTATCGGGATGTCTAGAATCCCATTCATGGGAGTAAAAGACTTTTAATTATGGAAGACAATCGTCAAGAAGCTTTAAATAAAGCAAAGAAAGCACAACAAATGATGTTGATTCAGGCTGAAATGGAAAAGCAGATGCAACCAACAGTTCCTGAAGTACAAGCTGGTTCAATATCAATGCAACCTGCAATTCTTCCTAATCCTAAGCCACAAGGGGCTGTGATAGGTGCTGACATTTATTCAGCAGGAAATGTATATCCAGGTATTTCAGGTAGCACTAAGCTTGCTGCAACATGGAATCCTATGATGGACCCAGCAGAAGGTTAGAATTTAGGTGGAATAGGTAAAGGATTAGAAGGACCAGTAGGAACTACATCACCTGTAACATCAGGAACACCTGGTATTGATTTTTTAAGTTGATCAGCAAGTAATTTTTGAGCTTCACTTATAGCATAACCTTTTATTTTTTCTTGATTAGTCTTATTGGTAAGAGCTAGATAACCAAAGCCGATTGCACCTACTGTTGTTAGTGATAAAACAAAAGAAGCAATTGCTAATCCATCAATTAGTTTTCGCATTTTTAAATAGTATTTAATTTAATTATATCTCTTATACTGGAGAGTATGAGATTAGCTTCTGTACCCGGTTATTATCCTAGTTTTCCTGTTAACTATTCGAATATGTATAATGACTATTCGATGACAACAGCTGGACTGGCAGATCCTTTCTCACCACAGAAGAAAGAAGAATCTAATAAGTGTAACTTTGTAGTTTCATATATAGGTAGAAATGAACCTAAGTTTGAGATGAATAATCCACATTACATGAGAGAAGTATCAAGATCTTATTCTGATAAAATTCCCCCTGTTATTCTTAATAAAGAGCCAATACAAAATAGATTTTAATGGCACAAGATGATTCAAAATACACCAAACCTGGGTTACGTGAACGAATCAAAAAACGGATCACAGCAGGAAGTAAAGGAGGAAAGCCTGGACAATGGAGTGCAAGAAAGGCTCAAATGGTTGCAGCTGCATATAAGAAAGCAGGTGGAGGATATAAAGGTGGGAAAGGTAAAAAACAAAAAGATCTGAAACGCTGGGGTAAAGAGAAGTGGATGACTAGAAAAGAATACGAGAAGAAGAAGAAATGAAATCTGTAACTTGGGCACTTAGATTAGTATTTGCTGTAGTAATTTTCGAATTAGTTATAGTTGCTGGCACTGTTGTCAAATGTTTTGACACAGATAGTTGTGATGAGAATGATTCGAATAATATCACATTAATTTTAAATAGTATTGCAGCAAAATCTTTTGCTTTATATGCTGCTGAAAAGGGAAGTGCAGCTAAAATAAAAGAATGAAACCAAAAGTAATTCTCATATTAAATAAGAAAGTTTCAGAGGTGAGTGAATCTTGTCCTACTGCAACTGTTGATATAGAGGAAAATGCTAAGAATAGAAACTGGACTATAGACAAGTTTGGTTATGGACCTTTAAATCCTGATGCACCAGATCCTGGATTCTGGGAAGAAAAAGCTGAACTCTGGAACAGTGATATAGAAACTGTTAAGACAGCTAGATGTGGTAACTGTGCTGCATTTGATCAGACAGATAAGATTATGGATTGCATGATTAAAGGTATCAATGAAACTATGGCTGCAGATCCACAGGATGTTTTAGACAGAGCAAACTTAGGATACTGTCAGTTATTTAAATTTAAATGTGCAGCTACTCGTACCTGTGATGCTTGGTTACATGGAGGACCTATCAGAGACTAATGGAACAAGGAACAGAAAGTAAAATCACTAAGATTATTGGTGAGCTTAATAAAGCTTCCAAGACTCATAAAGGTCAGGCAGATAGATTAACTACAATATTATCTGTTCTAAAAGGAGCTAATAAGGATGGCTGATAAAGCTATAGAACCTGGCAAGAAAAGTACTGAAAGGTATTTACCTGAATCAGCTTGGAAAGCTATGTCCAAAGCTGAAAGAAAGAAGACTGATGATAAAAAGAAAAGAGAAAGTAGGAAAGGAAAACAGTTTGTAGAAAATACCGAGAAAGCAAAGAGAGCACGTAGAATGGCAAGTAAGAAAGCAAAAAGAAACATGAAAAATGATTAGATCAATGAGAGAACAATTAATCAAAGCACTTATAGCTCATGCACATGGTGACATTCAAAAACATGTTGCAAATGTAGAAGTTTATCTAAATAACCCTGTAGGTATTGGAGAACACTCTAATA